CCGCGCGGCATCCTGATCGAGGGGGCGCGGACGAACGCGATCCGCAACCCGCGGTGCGAGGGCGCCTCGGCGGGTAGCCCCGGCATCACTCCAACTCACTGGAACGGGAATTGGTCTGGCACCGGCCTGACGCGCGAGATCGTGGGCCGGACGACGGTCAACGGGATGGAGTGCATCGACATTCGCGTCTACGGCACAGCATCGGCCGCAGTCGCCAACATTCTCTATTTCGACGACACGTCGGGCGTTCTGGCCGCCGCAACTGGACAGGCGGTAACGGCTTCCTGTTTTGCTCAAATGCTCTCCTTCATCGGCCCGTCCGATGTGACTGTGACCTTGGTGCTGAGAGAGGACAATGGCGGATCTTTCCTCCGGCAATCGATGGTTGATCTGAAATCGGCCGCAACACTGACCCGCATCGCGAATACCGTTACCTGTGGGGCATCGACGACGGGCGCGGCCGCAGGGGCGCGCATCGGCGCCGCCAGCGGGGCCAGCTTCGACTTCACAATCCGCATCGGTCTGCCGCAGCTTGAGCTTGGCGCCTTTGCCTCCTCGCCGATCCGCCCTCCGGTGAGCAGCCCGGCGTCCGTCACCCGCGCCACCGATCTGCTGACGACTGCGGTGGGCGGGTGGTTCAATCCGAGCGAGGGGACTTGGGTCGTTGCTTCCAGCAGACCTTACGCCGACGCGACGGACACATTTCCGCGTGTGCTCCAGATAGACGACGGCACCAACAATAACCGTCTTGTGATTGGGTGGGCGACGCTTTCGTCTAACCTGCGGGCAGAAAGCATTGTCTCCGGCACGAACCAGTGCCTTCTTGGCGAGTCTGCCAGTCAGACCTCCGCAAGTACGATAGCCTTTTCCTATAAGGCGAACGATTTTGCTGCGTCAGTCAACGGCGGCGCGGCGGCCACTGATACATCAGGGTCGGTACCGACCGGACTGACCACGGTAAGGTTTGGCTCTCGGGTAAACGATCTCCAGCTCTTCGGCCACATCCGTCGCGTCTCCTGCATCCCACGGCGCGTCAGCAACGCCGAGCTTCAGGTTTTAAGTACATGACGTACCCAGCTAAAAACGAAACTTTAGACCTACAAGGTCTTACAATCAAGGCAGACGATATCATCCTTAGCGGTGGTAATCCTATTTCTTTTTCTAGGTACAAGGCAGACTCGACTGGTGTACAGGACGTAACAGATCGTTTAGTTGAGGCAATTAACGAGGCAGCGTCTCAACACACAACACTAGTTATTCCGTACGGTGAGTCTGGTCAGTATCGGATTAAAAAAGAGCACATTGTTTTTAGTGGTTTGTCTAGCTTTGCTGTCCACTGTGAACCCGGTGTTACAATTGTAGACGAAGGACGATTAGTCAATCGAGCCGACTCAGGTACAATGCGTCTACCTTGGGGTATAGAATTTAATAACTGTTCAGATTTCTCGTGGACAGGTGGTGTATTTAAGATCACAGGCAGTAGTCTCGGAGGTTCTAGCACAGGAGCGTTCGACGCAAATAATTATGAAGAGCGTAACCCTCTCCTGTGGATTGTGGACTCTACTAAAGTACGTCTAAAAGGTATTGGACACTACGGTAACCCCGGACGTGGTATTACCCTCTTTACAGGGTACCCAACAGACCCAGCAGAAGTAGCCGCTATTGCAACACGATCAGCATTCTTTAATGCTGTAGGGTGTACAGATATTCATCGAGAAGACAGCTATCTTGTTGGTGATACATGTTCAATGGAGCAGGTAACATTTGCAAACTGTGAAGTAGTTCGTTGGCGTGGTGAGCGTTCAATCTCAGCAGGTAACAACTTCGCGTCCCTTGGTAAGCTTATCCGTGTCAACAAAGCATTTGTAGGTGACTTCTACGTCGTAGATACCGGCTCAGGTTCACTCGTAGACTTTATCGGTAACGACATTCTTTATTCCGATTGCCGGCTCATCTATCCAAACGGCAAAGCATGGGATATCAGCCACGAATGGCGTGGTGCTAACTCTCCTTGTCGTAACTTCCGAGCTGTCAATATCAATACCACAGGACGTGGTCCAAACAACGCAAGTGGTAACTCAACACAAGAGCAAGTAGAACAGGCACCAATTACAGATTATGTAATTGAAAACTGCCGATACGAAATTGGTAGAGAAGTCTTTAGTACCGATTACGCACCAATAGTACAGACAGTAATTGATTACACATCTATTAATGACTACTTTATTAATTCTTGTCCATTTGGTCGTTCATTTTCGTACGACGGTGGCACAGGAGTAGTCAGAGTAATTAATCCACGAATGGAGTGGACACTACCAGCAGGATCACTAGCTCAGCAACGTCGTCAGGCGCTAACAATGGGTCTAGTCCAGTGGTTCAATGTCAATTGGCTACAGAACGCATCGTTAGCAGGATCGAATCAAGGTCTAGCTTCTTTCGCTTTTGGTAAAGATTCAGACGCACCTGTTGGCTCAAAGCACGTATTCTACGGTGGTAAAGTACAAGATGCTTCTTGGTCAATTTCAGCAAATACAATTGTAGAACTCTATGGTGTTGAACTTGTGGATTTTGCTTGGACAGGTAGTGGTACTCTTATAGCTCATAATTGCACACTAGACGGTGTTCCTTTCAACACTGTACCAACAGAGTACGCAGACGACTCAGCAGCAGCATCAGGTGGTGTACCAGTTGGTGGTACGTATCGCACAGGCAGCGCACTAAAGATTAGGGTCTCTTAAATGCTTCGCAACAAAATTGAGAATTTTTAATGTCAGCAGGTTTTCCATACCCACAAAATGAAGTAATTGACCTTCGAGGCAATGTACTTGCTATTGACGACGTTATCATTGATGGCGAATCAATTGGCCAGCCAGTCATTGATATCACCGATCTTGAACAAGATATTACAGACATCAACGAAGAACTGATACAGATTCAAGATGACCTAGAAAATAAAATGGATGTCGGGGACAACGCAACAACTGCGTCTACTCTCCAGACACCACGAGCGATTACTTTAACAGGTGATGCCTCAGGCACAGCCTCGTTTGATGGTTCAGAAGATATCGAAATTGCCGTTACAGTCACTGACATCGCCGGCGAGTCGGTGCTATCCAGCGTCTCGGTCACCCGTAACGAGATCACGTCCACGGCGTTCTTCGCGGTCATCCAGACGATCCGTACGGTAGGGTACGCCTCGATCGGAGACGGCGGTGCGGCTCTCTACAAGCGCGTGACCTCTGAGCCGTCCCACGCCGGTAAGGTGCGCTCTGCGGATCGGTGGTTGCCGAACGGAACGTCGAACGACGATGACGGCGGTTGGTGGGAGATCGCCGAGAGCGTCATCCGGCCCGAGATGCTCGGCGCAGCTGGCGATGGTGCTGAGGCAGACGAACAGGCTGTCCAGGATGCCGTCGATACAGCCGTCGCAATTGGCGCGCAGGTGGTTGGCCACGGCCTTTATCGGATAACTGCGCCTGTTGTTGTCCCATCGAATTTCCATCTTGACGGGCTCGGCCTCGGGCAGTTCATCAAGGACTTTGTTTCCGCCGGCGGCAACGCCGACGCCATGTTTGTCAACGAGAATTACGGTGTTCTTGATCCCGATGGGGATGTATCCAACGTTTCTATCAGAAACGTCCTTTTGAAGACAGCCGATAGTACGGCTACGTCCGCCTTGATATCGTTCGTCAACATCAACGGTCTGGTCCTCGACAATGTAAGGACCGAAAAAACCTCTCAGGGTTGGTCAATTCACCTGTCTGGCCAGAATATTTACATCAAGGGCGTGCGCCCGACTTCGGCAGGGCCGGGCACGAACATCGACGGTCTGCATTTCAACTGGGTGAAGAACCTGACCATCGACGGCATCGTTGCCGATACAGAAGACGACTGCATCGCCTTTACCGCAGACCCGACGTCTTGGACAGGAAGCGGGCCAGTCGGGATGGTCGCGCAGAACATCACAATCAATAACTGCGTGCTTCGCTCAAAAACTGGCGGGCTGCGGATTGGAAACGGGATTATCAGCAGCGGAGAATCTGGCGCCGACGATGTCGACCCGGACCTCGCGTTTCGCAAAATTGTCGTGTCGAACACGCTCATTCAGAAGACGGACGCGACAGGCTCGCTGCTGGCGCTTGAAGACAGGCGCTCCAACGCGAACGCCAAGCATACCGAGATCAGTTTTGTTAACTGCCGTTTCCGGATGACTGGCGCGGCGCGGCTTGTGAACCTGTTAGGTAACGATGACCCGGCAGATGGCGCGAAGACGTGGAAGAACTACGGGTCTATCGAGTTTAAAGGCTGCTATTTCGAGTCGGGTATCGGAGAGTTATTCGCTGGCGCTGCTACGTCAGGCGTCGGAGGGGCTTTTGACGTCCTGCGCATTCTCGATTGCTGGATTGTAAGACTCACTGAGACAGCCGTAGACAACTCTTTTAATCTACGCAACTTCGGCGCGATTGAAGTGCGCAATCTGCGCTTCCGAGACAAGTTGGCTGGACCGAGAGCGTTCTATCTGCGCGAGTACGACCGCATCTTCATGTCCGACATCTTTTACGAGAACGACAGCACTGGCAGCGATGCGGCGGCGTTCCTTGCGCCTGACAATCCGAATGCTGGCGCGATCGTGGTTCTCGAAGGTGTAGTAGTGAACGGTGATGTGCAGTACCGGCTACAGGGAGTGTCGGCTGTAACTATCCCGTCGCTTTACATAAGCGGAGGGGGCGCGAAGACAACTGTTGGTGATATCGCTCCGAACGTCTCGTATACAGCCGGGGAACTCTACGGACAACGAACCTACGTCACCATAGCCGACGATAGCGTCTACACATTCCGTCCGCCGGGAAACTTCGGACGCCTCAACATCACCAGCCAGCTATCGGGCGCTGACGGTGAGGTTCAGTACCGAACCTCTGCCTATCCTTCGTTGGGCGTCTCCGCGACACTCGTGCGGGACGGCGGGTCCCTCACCGCGTCGACCAGTGTTCTCGCGGGCACTACCGGGACAGATGGAAAGCTCAATATCGCTCCAGACGCGAGCGGCAATATCCGCATTGAAAATCGGCTAGGATCGTCGGTCAACGTTGCTTTCTTCGTGTCGCCCTTCGGGACCTATAGGTCATAGTCTTTGTAGTTGTGTTATAAGGCACTAATGAATCTTACCAAAAAAGATCAAATTAGAATTGCAGCGGAAAACGACTTGGAAATTTTCATCCAAGTCGTTCACCGCCAGCGTGTTCTTGGCTCGGTTCATAGAGAGCTTATCAGATGGTGGACAAGAGAGGACGCAAGCTCTCATCAGCTTACACTTCTTCCACGGGACCACATGAAGAGTGCTCTAATTGCGTATCGAGTAGCTTGGGAGATTACACGTAACCCAACAATTCGTGTTCTCTACATTTCTTCTACAGCAAATCTAGCTGAGAAGCAGCTGAAGTTCATTAAAGACATTTTGACTAGTGATGCTTACCGTATTTACTGGCCTGAAATGGTGAACTTAGAAGAATCAAAGCGAGAGAAGTGGACAACCTCAGAAATTGCAGTGGATCACCCACTCCGCAAGCAGGAAGCTGTACGTGATCCAACAATCTTTACAGCAGGTCTAACCACAGGCATTACTGGCATGCACTGTGACATTGCAGTGCTGGACGACGTAGTAGTTCACGAGAATGCGTATACAGAGGAAGGTCGGGAAAAGGTACGTGCTCAGTACTCACTTCTAGCCTCGATTGAGGGTACAGACTCAAAAGAATGGGCAGTAGGAACCCGATATCACCCATCAGACCTGTACAACGATCTTCTTTCTATGATGGAGGATGTATACGACGAAACTGGCACCGAAGTAATTGAGCAGATTCCAATCTATGAAATCTTCGAACGTCAGGTAGAAGATCGTGGAGATGGTACAGGTCAATTCCTATGGCCACGCCAGCAGCGGTACGACGGTAAGTGGTTCGGCTTTGATCAAAAGATTCTGTCTCAGAAGCGTGGTAAGTACATCGACAAGACTCAGTTCCGAGCGCAGTACTACAACGATCCAAACTCTAGCGAACAAGCCACCATTAAGCGAGAGTGGTTTCAGTACTACGATCGCAAGCATCTACACCAGCTAGATGGTAAATGGTACTTCAAAGGAACACGGCTCAATGTCTTTGCTGCTATTGACTTCGCTTACTCTCTACGCAAAGGTGCTGACAACAGTGCCATTGTGGTTGTAGGGATGGACTCAAGAAACAACTACTACATCCTTGATATCGACAGGTTCAAGTCAAACCAAATCTCAGAGTACTTCAAGCGTATTCTAGCTTTGTACACCAAGTGGGGTTTCAGGAAGCTCCGAGCAGAAGTTTCAGTAGCTCAGGAAGTCATCGTTAAGTCCCTGAAGGAAGACTACATCAAGAAGTACGGTATTGCCCTTTCTATTGACGAGTATCGTCCTACACGTATGCAAGGTACCAAGGAAGAGCGCATTGAAGCTACACTACAGCCACGGTACGCCAACATGCAGATGTGGCACTACGCTGGTGGTAACTGTCAAACACTAGAGGAAGAACTTGTGCTTCAGAATCCCCCACACGATGACGTTAAGGACTGCCTAACAGCAGTTATTGACATCTGTGTACCACCAACCGTCCATACTTCAACATCAACAAACGTAGGTACACGATATGCGTACGGTAAATATGGCGGGGTTGCCTAATGAGTGGAGCTAATACACTAGACCTAGACTCGATTCTAATTGAGGATCACCTAGGGTCTCAGATTGCCAACTACTACCAGCGATGGAATGACGACAAGCGGGAAGTAATCGAACGTTGGAAAGAAATCTACGCATACGTAAATGCTACAGACACTCGTTCGACCTCTAATGCAAGCTTACAGTGGAAGAACACCACGACAATTCCAAAGCTGTGTCAGATTAGAGATAACCTCTACGCCAATTACATGGCTACCATCTTCCCCAAGCGTAAGTGGATGCAATGGGAAGGTGCAGGAGCAGACGAAGAGCTAAAGTCCAAGAAGTCTGCTATTGAAGACTATATGTACTACGCAGTTGATCGCTCAGAGTTCAAGTCAGAAGTAGAGCGTGAGATTCTAGACTACATTGACACAGGTAACACTTTCTGTATGCCAGTGTGGTACGACAACACACAGGACGCAGAAGACGGAACCATCAAGACAGGGTACGTAGGTCCCGGTATGCGTCGTATCTCACCGTATGATATCGTATTCAATCCTATGGCTACTTCTTTCTACAAGACACCTAAGATCATTCGTGAGATTAAGTCTCTAGGTGAGGTTAAAGAGATGGTCACTCGTCTCAATAAAGGTGAGGACGCACAGATTGCCGAAGACCTATGGGATTACATCAAGGGTATTCGGTATCACGCAGCTAACTATCCAGAGACAGATCAAGACAAGAACTTTAAGATTCAGATTGATGGCTACGGTTCGTATTGGGAGTACCTAAATTCTGGCTACGTAGAAATCCTCACATTTTGGGGCGACCTCTACGATAAAGAAGAGGACAAGTTCTACAGGAATCACAGGATCATTGTTGTAGACCGACACAAGGTCATCAGCAAGGCTCCTAATCCCTCTCTTCTACCATTTGCCCCAATCTTTCACAGTGGTTGGCGTAAGCGTTCAGATAACCTATGGGCAATGGGTCCACTAGATAATCTTGTAGGTATGCAGTACCGAATTGATCATCTAGAGAATCTAAAGGCAGACGTATTTGACCTAATCGCCTTCCCTCCCCTTCTAGTCAAAGGTTACGTGGAAGACTTTGATTGGGGTCCATTTGAGAAAATCTTTGCAGGAGACGACGGTGATGTTACAGTACTTTCTCCAGATGTTCAGGCTCTTAGTGCAGACGTTCAAATCGCCGGCCTCATGGCTCTCATGGAAGAGATGGCAGGCGCCCCAAAAGAAGCTATGGGATTCCGTACTCCCGGAGAAAAGACCAAGTACGAAGTCCAAAGACTTGAAAACGCAGCATCGAGAATCTTCCAAAGCAAGATCGCACAATTCGAAGAAGAAATCATCGAACCGTGCCTAAACGCAATGCTTGAGCTTGCACGTCGCAACATGTCACGTACAACCATTCGTGCATTCGATAGCGAGACCCAAGCAGCAATCTTCCAAGACCTAACAGCAGTAGACGTATCAGGCACTGGTCGCCTACGTCCAGTAGCAGCAAGGCATTTCGTAGAGCAGGCACAGATCGTACAAAATCTGACCAACTTTGCAAATACACCACTAGGTCAGGACCCATCCATCAATCAGCACATCAGCGGTATCGCTATGGCTAAGCTAATGGAAGACCTCCTAGAAGTACGTGACTACAAACTAGTAACTCCTTACATTCGTCTCACAGAACAAGCAGAGGCTGCGAGAATCATGCAAGGTCAACAGGAAAGCCTTATGATGGAACAGACCACTCCATCAGGATTAACACCGGACGACTACGATGACTAAGTCATCGGTAGCTACCACAGGTAGCGTGACCCAGAACTCGCACAGTAAGCTATCCACACAATGGACTAAACACTGTAAAGACCCCAAGGACAAGGAGTACTACACAAACGCAATTCTCAGTAGCAAGGTAGCCCTAAGTGTTCTGTACAAAATCGTACAAGAAAAGCTTGAGGCAATCGAACGAGAAGAGGTAAAGCCAGAAAGTTTTGACCAAGCAAGCTGGCCATACCGACAAGCATACAATCTTGGTCAACGCCAAGCACTTAAACAAATCATCGAACTGACAGAGTTCGCAACATAAAGGATCATCGACCGATGAGCACACTATTTGACAATACCGAAGTCGACAACGAGGATGTCAACCTAGATACCGAAGTTACCCTAGAAGACCTAGTAGGTGAGGGTAAGAAGTATCGAGACCCAAACGCACTTGCCAAGAGCCGTGTCGAAGCCGACAGGTACATCAAGAAGCTAGAGGCAGAACACAAGCAGATGCGTGAAGAACTAACCTCTCGTCAAGCACTTGCTGATCTTGTAGACGAAATCAAGAAGAGCAAGAACGTCGTAGAGACTAGTAATCCTAACCCACAAGGTGGTGATGAACGTAGCAAAGACCCTCAAGACGTAGAAGAATTAGTCAAAAAGCTACTAGCCGAGAAGGAGCGTGAGAAGTCTCTTAACGCAAATCAAGAGCTAGTTAAATCAGAACTAACCGAGCGTTTCGGTTCAAACTTCAACGCAGTGGTTCACAAGCGAGCAAAGGAACTAGGTGTTTCCATCGACTACATGAATCGCCTAGCAGCAGAAGCTCCCCGTGCTCTACTTGAACTATTCCCAAAACAGAGCGGAGTAACAGACGTGTTTAGTGGTGGAACTCAAATCCGATCAGAGGCAATCGCACAGCGTCCTTCTGGTGATCGAGACTGGAACTACTACCAGAAGATCAAGAAAGAGAATCCATCAAAGTATTGGGATAAGAATCTTCAGCGTCAGATGTTTGAAGACATGAAACGTCTTGGTGACAAATTCAATCTACCATCATAACGTAAGGAATTAACATATGAGTGGTTTTACTACACAGACTACCGACCATCTAATTCGGTCTAATCTATGGCGTGCTCAGCTAAAGGAAGACTTCCGTGAAGAGCTAATGGCGACTAAGTACGTCAACTGGCTCTCCGACTTCCCCGACGGTGATTGTTTATAAGTAATGTGTCACCCTAGCTTCGGCTAGTAAAATACTTCGCTATATGCTGGAATACCCTAAAACCCTTGGTACTTATACGTGACAATTCAAGGGGTACAGACCTTCTTAAAGGTGGGCAATCAGCAGGAAAGGATAACGAAATGGTTACAGAAACCGATCGAGCTTGGCTTGCAGGAATCTGGGATGGAGAAGGCTCTATCTCACTTTTCTCAAACAATGAACACAACGGCTCAGTCAAGTTAAAACCCGTAGTCAATATGGTCAATACCGATCTAGCAATTATCAACAAAGTCCTTGATATTCTAGAGCAAGCAGGGTGTAAACCCTACATCGTGAATCGACCACATTCTAAAAAGAATGCCAATCATCGGGATGTCGTAGAGATTAAGTTCTCTTCTATTCCCAGTATTATTCCAGCACTCGAACTAATGGTTCCGTACCTTTGTGGAACTAAAAGGGCTAAAGCCGAGATTCTTCTTCGATATGCTAAGCGTCGTGCAGATAAGTTTGCAGTAGGCGACAGAACTTACGATGAAGACGATTGGAATGACTACGAGCAAATCCGCTCCTCAGAGACTACACGCGAAGCTCCAGTAGCAAACTCTACGCTCTGGAAGAAGATATAGTCCGAACCTATACGAAAGTATTGGACGAATTCGACATTCAATATCCCTTCTATCGGTCAGGCTGAAGTCCTAGACTACGAGGAAGGTCAGGCAATCCGCTATACCTCGATGCCAACTGGTAACTTCACCTTCAGCATCACCGAGTACAAGTCAAGCGCAACCTACATCACTGACAAGATGAAGCAGGACTCTATGTGGTCCGCAGCCCTAGAGGCACGCTTCGTTCCAGAGATGCGTCGTGCTCTTGCGGTGACAATGGAGACAGACGTTCTAGCCATTGGTAACTCTGGTCAGACAGCTTCTAGCCTAAACACCATTAACGGTGGTGATCATCGTATCGTTGCTTCTGGTACTGGCGAAACCATGTCTCCAGTAGACTTTGCTAAGGCTAAGTACGCACTACAGATGGCCAACGTCCCAATGACCAACCTAGTTGCCATTGTCGACCCAACCGTCGAGTATACACTATCTACTCAGACTAACCTCGTAAACCTCATCAACAACCCAATGTGGGAAGGTATCGTTCGTACCGGTGCAAGCTCTGGTATGCGCTTCCTCTTCAACATCTATGGGTTTGACGTTTATACCTCCCACTTCCTACCTTCGTCCATTTCCGAGACCATCTCCGGGACCAACGGTGGTACTGTTACTGCTGGTGTAGCTAACTACTTCTTCAGTGCGGCTGGCGGTGAAACTTCACCATTCATTGGTGCAGTTCGTCAGGAGCCAAACGTTGAGTCTGAGCGTAACAAAGACCTACAGCGTGACGAGTACGTTGTTACAACTCGCTATGGCTTCGGTTTCTACCGTCCAGAGAACCTCGTCACCGTTCTAACCGACACC